ACCAGCCTTACTGTTCATGCGGGTCCTTTCAGCGTCAGCTCCTCAACCTTTCTTCTTTCCAAGCCGAGATTGAAGGATATCAACCGTGGTGTATCCACCTGACTTGGATCCACAGGTATCGTGATTTTCTGTGTGAGCGCACCAGGGCACGGGAGGTGGCACCTAGTGGTACCCCTGAGAAGTGTGTGGCGTGGTGGTACGCACCACCTGAAGACCATGCTTCCAATGGTCGGTTTGTTTTGCTTCATACGAAGTATGGTATGCATGCGCCTATTACTCATTGGCGTACGTACAAACCCAACGAAACGTTCACACAACACGACGCATGGACACTGTTCAGTTCCATGATGGAAGCTGGGTATGTCCCGTTTCCAGGTACAGCACTCCCTCAACTTCAATCTGCAATCAAAAAGAAATGACTATTAGTAACAGTGAAAAATTTCTCAATGATCTCAAGGAAGATTTCAATGCGCTCAAAAGAACTATGAAGACCCAGCCTAAAGAACATAGGTATGAGCTTTACATTCCCAATGATCTTCATTGGATTCTTGTAAAGCTTGCTGCAGAACAACAGATGCATCAAGAAGATTATGTAGAATCAATCATCAAAGCCCATGCCGAAGAACATGTGGATTGACAAGCTAACAATTGAATGCATTGAAGAAGAGGATGGATCTCTAACCTTTCACATCGATTGGGATGAGAAAGATCCAGCTCTCAAGTACTGGACTGATCTTGGCGAAGAAGGGCAGAAATCATTTATGATTGATGCCTTAACCAAAGCAACTGAATGTTATCGCGATGAGTAAGTACGGCACCACACCCGAGCAGTACAAAGAAATCTTTGCTAAAAAAGCAAAGGAACAAATTGAATTGCTTCAGGAATTTGAACGGCTATGTCACGATGCTGGTGTTGACCTCAAAGACTTCACCGACAGATTTATCTGGAACTTTTTCCAGGATGTCATCTACGACTCTGATGACGAAGCTCGTCGGCTTCAAAAGAAAAATGACCCAGAAGGCTATGTTTCTTCTGAGTTTGGTACTATCCTTTCTCCCACCAGGGACGAAATGATGACCGAAATCAAAGCTATTAAAGCTTTACTGGAATCCAAAGAGTGATTCATTGTCCTGAGCATGACATTAAACTGCTCATTACTTCATCTCATCTCAACCATGCTTGAAGCACTTGCCTCATTCTTTCTTCCTGTTGCAAAAGAAATTTTGTTGACAGCAGCCGGAGCGCTGCTAGCATACACACTCAACAAACTTCAAGCTCACTTCTTTGGTGCCTGATCATGTCAATTTCTGATCCCGATTTTCGTGACGGTACAAAAGAGTACCTGTTGCGTCAATTAATTCATTCTAATTACCAGCCACTAAATGTTAATCGAAATGGTGTTGGCCTAAAGCTTGTTGTTGAAAGCAGTCGTGAATCAAGACGACGTTTGGCTAGACAAAAGAAACAAACCAGATCAACAACTACTTTTGACATTCTCAATCAACTGAACTAACCATGTCACAAGCAACTCAAGCTAAACTCAACAAGCTAAACGTTCTCAAGCTTTACGAGCACTACAATGCCCTGGAGCGCTCTCTTCCTTTACTCACTCCTGAGTCCCAAGACTTGGCGCGAGCTGAACTGGAAGCTTGTGCCAACCTACGGTCAGAAAAAATTGATCGCATTTATTACGCGATGGCGTCCCACGAGGATGCTCTGGAGCGCATCAAGAAAGAATCAGATCTCATTGCACAAGCCAAGCGTCACCACGAATCCCAACTGCGGTCGCTCAAAGGTTTGTTAAATTGGTTGCGGCGGTCTCTACCGCTTGACACCAACAAGATTACCGGTCGTAACTACCAGTTCACCCTTGTTAAAAAGAAAGATCTCACCGTTGAAATCACCTCGGATCCAGAGCTTTGGAACCCTGAAGAAAGAACAAATTATTGCGTTGAAGAAGAAGTCACCACAACCAAACGAATTGTGGTACGTTCACTCTCAGGAGAAGTCCTTATCGAAAGGACAGAACCCAAAACAACAACTAAAGTCGTTCCAAATCTCGATGCCATCCGCAATGCCTATCAACAAGGACAACACCTCCCGTCTGGAGTTAAAGTCCTACAAGAATACAGCGTCCGTTCCAAACGAATCTTTGGTGAATCAAGAATGGATTTGGAAGCATCCGAGTATCCAGGACAGCTTCTACCAGAAGATTGAACCTCCGTCTGATCCAGAAGATGCGCGGATCAAGATGAGTTGTCATCAACATGCAGTCACTGATTTTGATTTGCAGATTGAAATGACAGAACTTGAGATCAACATGCTGACAGATCGTGCTGTACCCAATGAGGTACTTCCTTACAACCAAGACAAGTACGATGACCTGGAAAGCAAGAAGCTCAAGTTGTTTTCAGGGAAACGTTTCCACCAAAATGCTATGAATGCCTATTGGTATTACCTGGCAAAGTGTGGAAAATGAACTGACATACAATAAGTAAATACTAGAGGTGTCCCATGGAACGTGATCCTGCTCAGCTTTATCAATTGCTTGCGGGGTTTACCCAAGATGGGACACCTCTTTCTGCAACTATTGGCAGCAAGATGGAATGGGGCGTTACCGTTCTAACTGCTGCAATGATTTCAAATGAAAATCTAGCGGCTCAGATGACAGCCGAAGAAATGGTTGATGCCAGTATTAATTACTACAACGTTATTCAAGAACGTTTAGGATATTACGAACAATCCAAATCGCATTCGCTTGAGCGACTGTTGAATAGCTAATGGCTGTAATTGAACATCGCCCTATTCCTGAGTGGCTTCAAAACGAAGTTAAAGAATACTTTATTGATTATTCTTTTGAACCTAAAACAATTTTAGATATTGGTGCAAACATTGGTGCATTTGCCACGCAAGCACATGCTTTGTGGCCAGCAGCAAAAATTATTTGTTGCGAACCAATGCCTTATAACCTTGTTCAATTAAGACAAAACGTTCCTAAAGGAACGGAAATTATTTCAGCAGCTATTACAGACTTTAATGGAATTGATGATATTTATATTGGGGATAACTTTGTCACTGGTGGATTTATAAATTTTGGTCGTCAATTAGATCAAACACTTCTTGTTGAGTGTTTACATGCCAACCGTTTACCTTCTTGTGAATTTGTAAAAGTTGATACAGAAGGAATGGAGGTAAATATTATTAAAAACTTAGATTTATCTAACACTAAAGTTATTGCTTTTGAATTCCATTCATTAAATGATAAAAGTGAATTGCATGAATTTTTAGCACAACATTTTAATTTGTTAAAGACTGATGACAATGTTGAAATAGGTACATCTATTTTTCAACGCATGTAATTTGTGCTAGGCTACGCCTGGTTTTAACACGCTCATGCTTGATCCAAACGATCCCAACCTCATTCCACCTGTTGTTTTATTTTTGGTTCCCTGTTACGGTGGCCAAATTACTGAAGCTTGTTTTTATAGTTTTTTGAAATTCAGCAAATTTGCTGAAGCAATCGGCATTGACTTTACTGTTGCAACTCATACACATACTTCTTTGATATCACTTGGACGCAGCATTATGCTAAGCCAAGCAGTTCAAAAACTTGATGACTGGACCCACGTGATGTGGATTGATGCCGATATCCAATGGGAACCAGAAGACATTATGCATTTGTTTATTGAAGATAAAGATATTATTGGTGGTTACTATCCAATTAAAAATTATCCGATTCGTCCAGCGTCAGCTTTTAAACCTGTTACTGGTGGAGAAGAAACCGATTCATTGATTGAAACTTTTTATATTGCAACAGGTTTTATGTTGATCAAGCGAAATGTATGTGAAGCAATGATGGACCATTTTAATGAGGAACTTAAATTTAGATACAGTAACTCAAAAGAAACTGAAGATAAATATGTAGATTTATTTGCTCCAATTATTGATGCGGATAATGATGATCTTTATTTAACAGAGGACTATGCTTTTTGCAAGCGAGCAAGGCAAATTGGTTTTAAAACTTATATGTCAAAGAAAGTTCAATTGGGTCATGCCATGGGATCCCACGTATTTTCAACAAGTAAAGAAAATGAAATATTAAAAGCTTATGAAGACCAAGGTAAAATCAAAATTCTTGAATAACCTGTTACCATTAAAAAGTCTTTTCTTTTGGCAATGGAACCAATTACTGTTCCCAAAATTACTGTTTCATTTGCAGTAGATCTTGAGGTTGAGTACGACGCATTTTCAGGGCGTACTTCCCAGGAAATGGCTGAGCTTCTTCAAGATAAACTTGATGATCTTTTGCCAGAAGTTGACCCCCGTGTGGTTGGCGTCTACACCAGCATTTCCAATATTGATTCCAATGACTGAAGAACTGATTAAAAAAATTAATACTGCCGGTGCATTTGATACTCCTTGGTTAAAGGAGATGCTCCGCAACTGGGATGCTTTTGCAGAACTGCGCAAGGCTGAGTTCATGGAACACATGTATAACTGCGCTGGGCGCCAGGATTCCGCGCATCCCATGCATGGTTTGTACACTGGTCTGTGGCATGACTTCTGTATCCAGGAGGCTGGCCCTATCCTGCGTGAGCGGTACTTCGAAATGGTGGAAGCTGTACGCCTTTACGAAGAAGGCAGGCTTGAGCAGGTCACGGAACCTGTTCTTGCGTAATGTTTCAATTGAACTGACCGTACTTGAAGGGCGGGCCACACTAGTGGTACGCCCTATTTACATATGGAACATCCACACGAACCTCTCGACACAATCTATGCTTGGCAGCAATGGGTCAAGAACAATCGCACTGTAGCTGAAATGGATGAACCCCTTGTTACCAAGGACTCCCGTGAAAATCTTCATGACACATCAAAGGCAACTGATGTCATTCCTGATTGGCGCAACTTTTATAAAGAGCTTGCCCAGGACTCTGAGACATTTGTTTCTTCGGTTGAAAAAACTGCTGAGCAAAAAGCAACCGAATATTTTGCCGACACAATTACCGAGTTCTTATCAGAGCTGGGTGGTGAAAAACTTTACGAGTGTTTTGTAGCTGCTGCAATACAAAGCTTTGAAATTGCTGATAAAGAATATCAGTACAACAAAGCTTTAATTAATAAAATCAAAAAGAAAAATAATGAAAAAAGCTAAGTATCCTACTTGGATCTGCCATGAGTGCGGAACTAAATATGGCAGATGGTATCAAGCAGGTTCTTACACAGGCCCTGCAAATCATTGCTCCACAAATCACTTAGGTACTTGTGATGTCTGTGGAGCAACTGATGTGAGCGTTACTGAACCAAGGGACTACGGCGGTCTTGTTCAGATCAAACCGTAGCCGACACAGCAAACGATACAACGGCATTTGTGCCGCCAGATTCAGACACAAACACTGGCTGAATAAATTTTACCGGCATGTTGGTTACTGTGTAAAACGTAGTACCATTGCCGGTAATTGTTTGGCCAGAAACAATTGGAGAGTAATTGGTTCCATCAAGAGAACCATCAAGCCGTACCACAACATTGGTTGAAATTCCTGTAACAGTTGCAGCAAACAAAAATGTTTTAGGTGCTGAACGATTTGGAAAATCAACTTGATACGCTTCTCCGCTTGCAGGCGCAGTAAAGCCAGAGGTATAGAGATATAAATTTTCTTGTTCGTGTCTGTAAGCCACGTTAATACAACTAATAATTACTTATTTTAACAGCAGTAGAATAAGGTATACCATAAGTTGAGACAATGCCTTTATATCGTGATCCAGAGGATACACAGCTATACGAAGTAATTAAAACACAGACCTGCAGTGGTCGCCCTCTTGAAGTTACAACTATAAGCGGACAATCAGTTGCTATTACTCCAGCTGGCACAACGGCTGCTGATGCATTTGGTCGCCTTCGGGTATCTCAGCCGTACACAATTTTTGATAGCCAACATCGCTATCAAGAAAACGACAAGTGGACAACTGTTACCGGTGGTAGTGCCACGACAACATTTAATACAAACGAAAGTACTTTAAGCCTTAATGTAACCACTGCATCTGGTGATTACATCTACAGGGAAACCAAACGTGTGTTCCCTTATCAACCAGGTAAATCATTGTTAGCTTTAAATTCTTTTACATTTGCATCCGGCGTAGCTAACAGGCGCCAACGTGTTGGTTATTTTGGCACGCAAAACGGTGTGTTCTTTGAACAAAGCGGTACAACAAACTATTTGGTTTTACGTAGTTACGTTAGTGGCAGCGTTAATGAAACCCGTGTTGTTCAATCAGGTTGGAACTCTGACACCTTTGATGGCAATGGTGGTAGTGCACGAACACTAGATCCAACCAAAGGAAACATCCTATGGATGGACGTTGAGTGGCTTGGCGTTGGTGATGTAAGGGCTGGTTTTGTTGTGGATGGAGCACTGGTTGTTGCTCATGTATTCCATAATGAAAACCTAAAAGATACAACTTATATGACAACAGCAACACTGCCGCTTCGTCAAGAAATTGAGAACTTAGGTACAACTACAACCAGTGGAACTGCTCGTCAGATCTGCAATACCGTTGCATCTGAAGGAGGATATGAAGGATTTACTCGCCGCTATAACATTGCAACAAGTACGGCACCTAAAACGCTTACGTCTTCTGGTGTTACCTATCCTTTAGTTTCTATTCGGATGGCATCTGGACGTACAGATAGTGTTATTGTGCCTGCGGCTTTGAGTATGGCGTTAGAGCAAACACAAAATAACAAGCCAGATATTATTCAATACCGTGTAGTTTTAAATCCAACGCTTAGCGGTGCCAACTGGCAAACGCATTACAACGGTAATGTTCAATACGACACAACTGCTACAGGCGTAAGTGGTGGCACTGATGTAATTGGTGGTTACATTGTTTCTGATGGCACACTTGCTTTAAGTGATGTGCGTGATTTTAACTTCCAGCTAGGTCGTACCCAGGCTGGTGTAAGTGACATCTTCACTGTTGTTGCTGCACCAACAATTAGCGGTGCAAAAGTTTACACTGACCTTTCATGGTTTGAAATTATCTAATTAATTCCTGTTACAATAGAAATATCAATAAAAAAATTATGTATACTCCAGGTCCTCAAGTACAACCTCCTGTTGCCCAGGCTCCTGCAGCACCGCAAGCCCAAGCCAAACCCAAGGCACCGGGTAAATCAAAGGATGGTGATGTCGGGGCCTTCATCCAACAGTGCATCTCCCTCTGTTCCTACCTGAAGGAACTTCAAACACAAGCCCATCTCATTCACCTGAACTACGAGGGGGCAAACTTCCTCGGGGTGCATGGGTTCCTTAAAGACCAGTACGAAGCTCATCAGGATCAGTTCGATACGTTGGGTGAATTCATCCGTAGCATGGACTACCTCATGCCCATGTGTGCCAGGGGATTAGCCGACGCCAGTCCTGGGATCCAGCATGTTACCAGCTACAAGGGCACCGATCAGCTCGCTGTGTACTACAAAAACCTTGAAGAGCTGGGCATGAAAACCAAAAAGCTAGAACCTGTTGCTGCCAAGGTTGGCGCCATTGATATCCAAAACTATATGGCTGACCTCTGCGGTCAAGCATTCAAAGCTGCTTGGTTTGTTAAAGCAACTCTTAGGAGCGCATAATGAATGCCTCTTCGTTTTTACAACAATACATGAAAAGCAGGGATTTAACTGAGCCTGCTTTTAACTATGAACCCGGAAAAGGATTTGTTCCAACATCTAATACACAAAAAATAGTTGATCTTTTTAGAAAAAAATCAGGTAAAAATATTAATATTGAACCTGCAAATTCTGTAATGGCTATCGAAGGTAGTCCAATATGGGGTGGCGGTGGAGGTGTTGTTTTCCACGATAATCCTTCTATGGGAATTGTTGATCCCTTAAAGGGAACTGCTCATGTTGTAGCCCATGAAGCAGGGCATGCAGCTTTTCCTTCTTTAATTCAACAACAAAATCTTGCAGGAAAATTGCAAAATCAATTTGACCCTTTGTCTATTCCAAGAGAAACCGGTCAACGCATGCGATATGTTCATGAAACTTTTGCTAAACCAACAATGGCAGAAGAAGCAAGTGCTCAAGGTTTAGCTTATGGTGCGCTAAATGCACTTGGTATTCCAGTAAAAGAAGAATGGTCAACGCCAACAGCATATCCAGCTTCTTTTCTTGATCAAGGTATTGGTAAATATATGAACACGGAAATTGGTCCGCCTACTCCTGCAGAACGCAAAGAACTTCAAACAATACTTCGCTCTACTGATCCTTTTTTGCAACGCGTATTTAAACAAAACTACAATATGTTTAATTAATTTTCCCAATGCTCTAGCCTGTGGCAATTAGCGCATAAGGGAATACATTTATTTATTTCCTCTTGGATACGACGCCAGGCGTATCCATGGTTAACAAGACTAGATACGTTCTGATCTTTGTTGCCAACATGGTGGAATTCAAGAAGTCTGTGATCGTCTAAACCACAGCGATCACATTTCAATGTCTTTTTATATTCCAAAAATTTGCGTCGGTTTTCTTCCAGGCGCAACTTAGATGTTGGCATCTACAGCTATTTGCTGTGTTTAATATAGCCAATTGTTTGTATCTAAGCCCTTGATCGGATTTGAACCGATGATCTTCTGTTTACAAGACAGATGCATTAAGCCACTATGCTACAAGGGCAAGATCGGGATAACAGGATTTGAACCTGTGGCCCTCTGCTCCCAAAGCAGATGCGCTACCAAACTGCGCTATATCCCGAACTCTGTAATTATACAGATTTTTCCTGGGGTGTCTTCCAGAAGTAATCGTCACATTCACCAAGCCTGCCCCATTTTGGCGCGTGCTCTACATCAAAGTAACGCGTTGATACCTTAAAGTCTGGCGTCTTTAGTTCATGGTTGGTAAGTGATGGATCCACCATGCGGCAACGGTTGTTGGGATAAGCGCCAATTTGACCGTTGTCCAAAACCACAATGTTATGGGATTTGTGCTCATCAGGAAACTCTGCAAAATAAAAATCAGGCTCGTTCCTATGAGGATGATAGTTGTCAATCGTAAATAAATATGTGCCTTTTATTACACCTTGAGAACGTGTCATTACTTCAAATTCCATGTTGTAAATGAGGTTTTTTTCAATGACCGTAAGCCCTGTATCAAACCCATTCCAGAACTGAAGATCAGTTAATTCCAGATCAGGGGTAGGTGCTTGTGGTTCATCCGGATGATCGGAATCCCAAGCAAGGAATGCACTAATGGGAAGCTTGTCATACAGTGCGCCATACTCAGTTAGATACGTTTCGAAATACAGTGCACGCCCACTGAGTGACTTACATGTAACCCAGTAACCAGGGGTATACTCACCATGCCCATCACGCAAGTCACGCAGATATTCCCGACGCACCCACACCTTTACAGGCGGAACATTAGCAACAAGAGTTGTCATTTACTTCTTTCAGATCTACATAATATAAAGCACCCAGGAGGGAATCGAACCCTCATCGTCCTGCAGCGGCAGCAACCGTCCTATCCGTTGGCTCGCACTGGGTGTAAAGGGCGAGGATATCCACCTACGATAATCT